AACAGCAGCAACAACAGCAACAACCACAACTGACTTATCAGCAGCAACGGCAGCAACAAAATGCTGCACGTATAGCAAAGTACAATGTTGGTACACAAACGCTTCCTCAACCTGTAGCTTCTGGTATAGACCCAAATCAATTTCCAAATTTACAAGATGCGCAAAAAGCGTTAGAACAGCAGTTTGAAAACCAAAGAAAACAAGCTGGTTATAATTTACCAGCAAACTATATGGCTAATGAGTATAAAACAAATGATGGCACTCAATTTGTTCCACCGTTTGCACCAGATGAACAGTCCATAACAAAGAGACTTGTAACTTTATTTCCTTCAGAACAGGATTATATAACTGAGGTATCTAAACTTTTTGACCAAAATGCATCTGAACAACTGCAACGAAATAAACTGTTAGAAGATGCAGGATACACACTACAGACTGATGCAAATGGATATTCTTCATATAAAAATCCAAATAGTAATATTAGCTTTGGTGCGCAGCCACCCCCAACTGTACAAGACAAACAAGCATACATAGCTAGGATGCTTGAAGATAGGGATAACACTTTAAATAATCCATCATCCGGGCAAGGTATTTTTGGTAACACAGGACCAATGACTCCTGCCATGATAGCACAAGAAATAGCGCAAGCAAAACAAAATGCTGCTGCTGCACAGCAGAGAGTACAGTCGCAAGGGGGAGTAGGAATAGACCCAAGTTTTTATGACGCTCCAGAATTTAAATACTATTTACAAAACCATACTTCCTCAATGGTTAGTGGGATGGCAGTGTACAATAACCCATATTTGGGTCAAGTAAGTGGGCCTAACTCCAACAACGATAAGATGGTCTCTGCTTATATAGCATATTTAAAAAGAACAGGACAAACAAACAAAATAGCAGCACCACAAAACAACCAGCAAGTATTGGGTTTACCCTCGCAGTTAACACCACCTACAACAAATGCGCCTTTGGGTGGTTCTGCACATATAGGTGACACATCTGTACAGCGTATGTATCAGCCGGGTTTACCTGTTGGTGGCACAACTGTGGCGGCAGGAACTCCAACAGACCCCTCTCAAATGGTATCTGGTAGCACGGGACAATTAACAGGGCAAGTAGGTGTTTCCTCTGCTCAAGCAACAACAGCACAGACACCACCCATAGCAGCTTCACAAGCAAACACAATGCAAGCAGTTCAAGCTGCACCTGCCGTATCTTCAGCATTGCAAGCCACACAAGCTGCACAAGCTAATCCTAACGATCCCGGTGCGCAGATAGCTGCAGCACAACAGACTGCTTCATCGGTGGGTAATGTACAGGCTGCACAGGGTCAAGCACAGCTTATTAATAATCCTGTACAACGACAAATACAGGCAGGAGAAATAATAACAGGAACAGGTGTTGATGCTGCGGCTGCTGCCTCAGTTACGGCTCAAACACAAGCAGCGGCTGCAGCGGCTAATCCAACTTTACAGGCTACAGTGCAGGGTCAGCTAGACGGTTTAATGCAGCAGTTTGTTGGCGGCAACACACCAGCATGGGCAGCAGGTGCTATCCGTAGTGCTAATTCTGCAATGGCTGCACGTGGTTTAGGTGCATCTTCTCTTGCTGGTCAAGCTATTGTACAGGCAGCTATGGAAAGTGCTTTGCCTATAGCACAGGCAGATGCACAAACTATTGCACGATTTGAGTCACAAAATTTATCAAATAGACAACAAGCTGCCATGCTTGCTGCAGAACAACGTGCTAAGTTTATAGGTCAGGAGTTTGACCAAGCCTTTCAAATGAGAGTACAAAACGCTGCACGTGTAGCTGATGTAGCAAATCAGAATTTTACAGCAGAACAACAAGTTCAGTTAGAGAATAGTCGTATAGCTAACACAATGAACTTGCAGAACTTATCTAACTCGCAAGCTATACAGATGGCTGAAGCTGCTGCTTTAGCACAATTAGATGTAGCTAATTTAAGCAATAGACAAGCTGCAGCAGTACGAAATGCGGAACACTTCTTGCAGACTAACTTAGCCAATTTGTCAAATCAACAACAGACAGAATTATTTAAATCACAACAACGTGTGCAGTCTTTGTTTACCGACCAAGCTGCACAAAATGCTGCAAGACAGTTTAATGCGTCTTCTCAAAATCAAGTTGATCAATTCTTTGCTAATCTGGGTCAGCAAGCATCACAATTTAACGCAACACAACAAAACGCACAGGCGCAGTTTAACGCAGGACAAGAGAATACAATTAATCGCTTTAATGCAGAACTAAATAATCAGCGTGACCAATTTAATGCGCAGAACCAAATAGTAATTGCTCAGTCTAATGCACAGTGGCGTAGACAAATTGCTACGGCAGATACGGCTGCGGTAAATCGTGCTAATGAAGTGAACGCAAATGCAATCTTAGACATTAGTAAACAAGCCTATAACAATCTTTGGCAGTATTATGCAGACACAATGGAGTGGGCGTGGACATCTGCTGAAGGTGAATTAGATAGACTAAGTGCAATGGCTATAGCTGAACTAGATGCTAAAACACAATCAGCAGCTTCTGCTGCCGCTAGTAAAACAGCAGCGGGTAATGCCATTGGAAGTCTTATTGGAACATTAGGCAGTGCTTATTTATTTGGTGGTTGTTGGGTAGCACGAGAAGTGTATGGTAAACAAAATGTACAGTGGTTTATATTCCGTACATGGTTGCAGTATGACTCACCTAAATGGTTTAAGAAACTATACATGAAGCACGGTGAAACATATGCTAAACTAATTTCTAAAGTACCCCCTCTTAAATGGGCTACCAAAAAATTTATGGATATGGTTATAAATAATAAGCGGAGAAAACACAATGTCCAGATCGTATAATCCTGCTATCGTAGCGTATAATAGAATGGATTTAAATAAGTTTGTTGAACTAGAGGGACAGCAACAGCCAGAAAAAAGCAAAGGCTTATTGTCTAAGACGAGTATGAATAAGACCTCTTACATGGATTATAAAAACCCTGCAGTCAGAATGGCAAAACGTATGCAAGGTATACGTCAATATAGAGAAGATATAAATGGAACTGAATAATAACGAACCATCCTTTGATGCTCCCATTCCCGGTATGTCATTGACCCACGAGTTGGGTGACAGACCTTGGCAAACACCCGCACGATTTTCAACTGTAGATGAAGTCGCTGACCATTACATGGAACGAATGAGCAGTGAAGATTTTATGTTGCAGCTTGTTGACGTTTTAGAAATGGGTGTTCCTGTAACTGTTCTTGCAAATACAATTCAAATGGCAGGTGTTATGGATGGCACACACAGTGTAGATACAGGTATGCTTGTTATGCCACTACTTATGGAAATGATTATGATGCTAGGCGATAGTGCTAATGTAGAGTATGAGACTGGTATGAAAACTACTAATAAATTAAGAGACACTATGCTTGCAAAATTTACTATTGATTATGAAAAGAAACTTGCTGAGACAGAAGATATACTTAAAGAAGATAAGGAAGTAAAAGAAGAAGATACAGTTGAAGAAGATACAGCACCAACTGGACTTATGGCACGGAGAAAGTAATGAGTTTTTGGACAGGGTTTACTACAGGGTTAGCAGGTTCCGTTGATAGAGCCTTACAAGGGGCTATGGAACAAGACCGAAATGAATTAAGTCGTGCCAAAAGATTTTGGAGAGAGAGACGTGCGCAAAAGTTAGACAGAGAACAAGAGAAAAAGGAAGCCTATGATGAAAAGGCAGAAAAAGCGTACAATTTTCTGGCTGATGAATTAGGTGATACAACAATGGCATATGCCGTTATGAAAAAGTTAGGCGGTGCAGATGAAGCCTTGGCTTATGTAGATAAGGTAAAAGCAAAGCGTGATACATTACAGGCAGGTGAAGTTTATAATGTGCGTGATGACTTTGTTGGATATAAACCGGGTGAGACCACTTTAACTAGAGAGCAGGGTATGAAACGTGTACGTTATCAAATGCCATCATCTATATTTTCTCCTGTTAAACCAGAGGATTTAGCAGTTGAGAGTAGAATAGATAAACTCTTTGGACGTGAAGGACAAGCAGCACAGCAAGCAGCAAGCTCTTTAACTAAACAATTTGCTGCGCAAACACCAGAAAAACTAGAACCACTTACGGGTATGGGAAGCATTGAACGTGTAGATAGGTCACGGTTACTGGCAGCACAAAAAGCAAAAGAAGAACAAGAAGACCGCAAAATGGTAGTAGAAAAATTTGACATGGAAAAATCTGCATTTAAACAAAATGAATCCCGCATTACCCAAGCCATGCAAATTGAACGTGATGCAGAGGCTCGTGCTGCAGCACAGGCTGACAACGCTGTAGCACAACAAGAGTTTCAAAATGCTCGTCAAGCAAGAATAGATGCTCAAACTCTAGGTAGAGTAACACGTGAGGCTGAGTTGCATATTCTTAATGTAAGGAAAGCAAAGCAAGATATAGAAAAAACAGATTTAGAATTATTAAAAGAGAAGAGCCATCCTCAGTTTAAAGACTTTGAAGATATGTATGTCTATGCTACTCAAAAACTAGCTGATAAAGGTCTATCTGGTGACAAGAGGGCCGAATACGAATTGCTTAGACAAGATGCTATAAAGGGGGCAAAAGCATATAAGAGTCAGGTTGACGATGATACTGCCTCTAAACTGTCTTTCTCTAAGCCTAATAGACAAACTGTATTAAATAATGAAATTAAACGTATCCTTGAGCCTAAAGGTTTAGTAACCGATATACAAGGACAGATACAATATAAGATAAAAGGTAACGAGGTACAATATTTTGACAGTATGTCTCAGGCTCTTAATAATGTAGCAATACAAACAAAAGATTTGGGTGATGCTCAAATGAACGCTATGATTAAAACAAGTAGAGATAGTGTTAAGAAGCAACGTGACGATTATATTACAGAGGTCAAAAAAGGTAACAAAAGAGGTAAAAAATTACATGAATTACCAGACAGTGCATCTGCAAAGAAAGAAGAATTTAAAGATAAGTTAAATGTTGGTGATGTTGTTAGCTATAAAATTGTGACAGCCAACAACCAAATGAAAATTGTAGAACGTATTTGGACAGGAACTAGATATACTAGAGGATTTTAATTATGTTAAGGGATAACATATTAGATGAACTAGATAAGCTAGATGCTTTAGACGCTGAAGAAGATGAAGAGGCCACACAAACTCTTCAGATAACAGATGAAGATGAGTCTGACGAATTAGATAAACTAGATGCTATGGATTTAGCAGAGGATGAGGCTGTGCAAGGGCCATATTCTCCTGAAGAATCTAAAAGCGTAGAACAAGAATTAGCCGAACTTGATGCATTAGACGGAGCAGTTGTCCAAGATACTGAACAGGCTCCCGTAGTAGAAGAACAACAAGAAGTAGAGACTCCACTAGAGCAATATGCTCGTACTGGTGAAGTTCCCGAAGGATTTAAAGTTGTCCCCCAAGTCCCTACTGGCGATACACCAGAGGACTATCTCCCCAAACTAGAACCTATTGATGCGCCTACCCCAACAGTCTCAGAGCAAACTGAGTCTGCGTTTGGTTATGATAAAACTAGAGCGTTAGCAAAGTTATTTAATGATAACCCTGACCTAGATGTTCTTGGTGTAGATGAGTTTGTTGAAAAGTCAGTTCCAAAACCCCTACAAGGGATTGTAAGATGGCTTGGAAAAGCAGCTAATGAAGACATGGAAAGGCTAGCGATAGGCTTGGAGGCTGCAGTAGAAAGCACGGAAAATGTAGGGACTGCTCTTACAATGGCTTTAAATAAAGTTGACCCATCTATACTAGGAATGGACGAAAAGACTGGCGGTAAAAAATTTGCTCGTGACGTAGGTAATTTTATTGTGATGTTAGACGGACACCTTGGTATGTTTGGACCTGCTAGAGCATTAGCACCCGTTAGAAACCTAAGTCGAAAAATAAAAGCTGAAGCTAAACAAAAAGCAAGAGGAGAAAAAGCACGTAAGAAATTACTTGAACGTAAGATGAATATTAATAGGGCTAAAGAAGCTACGGCAGAAGATGTAGCCAAGAAAGCAGATGATGCAGCAGTTGTAGCCAATAAAAATGATGACCTTAGACAAGCCTTTATAGAAGACTTTGAAAGGACTACAGGCAAAACCATTTCAGATGAAGTAGATGGGAAGAAAGTATTAAATGCAGACAAGGCACGTGAAGCTGGAAGAGAGACCGCACAGAAATTAGATGTGGGTGATACAAGAACTAGAGTACAGAAAGCACTGGGTAGTGACGTTGAGTTAGATGATGCTGCGTTACTAGCAGGTCAAGCTGATAAGATCACCATGCCTGTGTTAAAGTCTGATAAACTTAATGGTCTCGTAGCTGCTGCTGCTGAGTTAAAAGACAGAGTGCCTAAAGCATTTGCTCCCAAAAAATACGACAGTGGTAAAGACTATACAGTAATAGATCATCTGTTTGACCTGACTGTTGAGAAAGAACTCATACCCGGAGATGAACTTATTGATGTTTTAAATAAGTATAATGTATCTTTTGAAGATTACATATTAACTGTTGTAGGGTCTGGTTCTGAAGCAGGTAAAACCTTACAGAAATTATCTCAGATTAAACGGGTTCGTCCTCTGAATGAAATGCAGGAACTACAACGTGCAGCAACACAAGCACAACAAAACGTAATACGCAATGGTATTATGCGCATCGAAGGAATAAGACGTGGGGGATTGGTGTCTCAGTTAGCTACCGCTGCACGTAACTTAGAGTCGGCAGGTATACGTGCGCCTATGGATGCACTAGCTAATGTTATGGATACGGCATTATATAATGCAGGTAGAACCGAAGGACTTGTGGGTAAAACTACAGCGTTTGCATCATCAGCCACACCACTTACTAAACTAGGAAGAACAAATTATGTAGATAGCTTTAAACATATGAAATATATGTTTGGACCTGAAAGTAGGCTTGATACAAAAGACTATGTTGATTTTATACTTGACCGCCCTGAATTAGCTAAACAGTATGACCTTATGTTTAACCAGCTTAATGAACTACAGGCTGCTACAGGTAGAGGATTAGCTACCACAAGGGCAGGTAAAGTGGTAGATGGTGTACTGTCTGAATTAGAAGATGGTGTCAGTGTGCTTAATAGTGCTAACAGATTTCAAGAATACCTAGTTCGTAGGGGGCAGTTTCTAGGAGAATTAGAAAGAATTGTTAAGCGTGAATATAATATTGATTTAATTGACACGCTTAATGATGGCAAGATTCGTGACTTACTTAATGACGCTACCAGTGTGCGTCCAAAAGGCGCACGATCTTTTAATGAATTGGTAGCTGACGCAACAACAAAAGCACTGGATGTTACCTATGCTAAACAACCAGAGACTAAGTTATTTAGAGAGATTACAAACTTCATTACTCGTAACGGTCTTACAGTTGCTATACCTTTTCCAAGGTGGATGTTTAATTCTCTTGAGTTGATGGGTAACTATGCAGGTGGTTCGTCTATACCGCTTACTAAAAAGATGATGAATATTGTGTCAGGTGGTGGTTTATATAAAGAGATGAAAGGCCCATTATCTGCAGCGGATAGAAGACGTATATCACGAAATATAGTAGGAATGGCTGCAGTGGGTGCGGCATATTGGGCAAGAAGTTCAGATGATGCACCTGCCGACTACAAAGAATTATATATGGGGGATGGTACGGTAATGGATACTACACCACAGTTTCCATTACGCCAGTTTCTTTATCTGGGTGAGTTTACCAGACGCTTAAATGAAGAAGGTCCGGGCTGGATAAAGACAGTAGATGATTGGTTTGATCCTAAAGAATTTATGGAGACCTTCTTGGGTACTAATGTACGTGTCGGTGTTGGTAATAGTATTATAGAGGAAGTAATAAACTTAGCGGGTGGCACAGATTTAACAAAGAGTGAGCAAGCAGCACGTGCTGCAGGTAGAGCATTAGGTAATTACCTATCCACGTGGGCTGTTCCATTCGCACAAATTATAGATTCACAACGATCATTGGGTATGAGAGGAGAAGAATTTAAAGACGTGGCTTCTGATCCTACGCTAGATGCTGGTAAAACATTTAAAGAGAACCTAATGCAGCCACTCCGTGCAAGAGGCATTACACTGTCTGCTAAAGAGGAAGCTGCAGCACCAACTCGTCAAAAGTTATTTCAAGATGAACCAAGTAGAGTAGGGTCAGCACTTAAAGTAGGGCTAGGGTTGTCTCTTAAAACGCAGGACAATCAGTATGGGGAATATATTAAGAACTTAGGGTTGAGTGAGTTTGAATTAGGTAGTTCCTCAAAGGTTCCTAGCATACGTAGGTTTGAGAACGAACAACTGCGTGAGATTATTCCGGGTTTAGTGGACGCTGCACAAGCATATGAACAGCAATCTCGTGAAGAGTATAGAGAAAACGAAACTCTACAAGAGGAGATGACAGAACAAGAGTTTGTGAACAGTAGAATTAGACCTTTAATTAAAGAACAAATTAAAAGTGCAAAGAAACTATTGACTGATGGTAAGACTATAGCGGCTGATGCCCCTGCATATGTTGAGGCTATGATGGCTTATAGGAGACTGCCACCTGAAATAAGGAAGAGTGCCGCTACAGAATTTATAGTTGAGTTTGATAGACCTGCTGACGGTGCTAGTTTAGAAGACTTGATTGCATTAGCAGAAATAGGCAAAATAATTAAAGCAACTTACAGGTAGCTAAATCCCCTGCTCCTTTGCTAATACATGTAGCATATACATGTATAACATTGTTATTATACCTAGCAGTATAATCATCGGTTATCACCATCACCCTGTAATCTATTCCTAGCTTTCCTGTCTGACAGCTTGTCAAGATTATCTTCCATAATTCTACCAAGGTTCATGTCCACTTCTTTAGCAAGCATGGCACAGTACCACATCACATCACCTAACTCATAGCCTATTTGATTTAGCCTTTCGTGATAGCCCTCTCTGTCTGCACCATCACGTATCAGCTTCTTTACTTTGTTAGCAATCTCACCAGCTTCTCCTGTCAGCCCAAGAGTTAAATACTCAAGGGCTTTTTCTTTTGGAAAGATGGCAGTCTCTGCTGCCTTTTGTTGATACTCAGTGGCTGTTATATTACTCATGTTCTTTCTCTCCATCCATCGTTTAGCATCTTCCTTTAATCCCATTGTACTTGCCCTTTTCTAAATTCTCATAGTAAGCAGCATTCCATCCACGCTGCCACTCACGTGCTTGCATACTATTTGGATGCAGGTTAGGGCGGCTCTCTTGAAACATCTTCTTTCCATTCACGGTTACAAACCTGCCACCCTTTTTGAAAGCATCGTACCCCCAATCGTATTGAATACGAAGGGGGGCATCATACTTGCTTAGTCCATTACGCCTCATTGTCTAACTCCACTAGAATTGCATCTTGGTATGGGATGTGAAAGAAGTGTTCACCCGGCTCAATCCTAAAGCCTTGTGCTTCTTTTACTTCCGATTGTTCAAGCAGTGTATCTTTAATACGCCATGCTTTTTTACCATCCCCTCGTATAACGTAGAAGTTTAGAAAGGTCTTGTCATTCTTTACTTCTTCAAACTTGTTAATGAGTTTATGTTTACGATACGGAATACGTATCTCTTTCCATGACGGATTCCAGTCACCTACCCACTGGTTCTTCATCTCTACCTCGCTGTAGTAGATGTTACCATTCTTCTCACTCTTGATGTCAAATGAAAAGTTTTCTTTTGAATCAAGTATCGTGTGTCCATTCGCTTCAAGATAAGTGCTGATAGTTTCCTTTGCTACCTCATCGTTTCTGCGATAGGATGATGGTCTGAACCTGCGGTTCACTGCTCCTTTAATCGGTTGTAGTGCCATCTTCAATCTCCTTTTCTTCCTGTTGGAGTTGTGGTTGTATAAAGTATTTAGTAAGCATTTCTAGTTTATCGTGATAGCCAGCAGCTTTATCCAGTTCTAATTCAATAGTTTCAATTATGTCTGAATGTTCGCCAATGCCTACCGTAGTATTCATGTACACCTCAATGTTTGCGAGGTGTCTATTAATGTTCCCAGTTAAATAGGAACGCATAGAATTAATTAGTACATCTCTCATCTTCACTCCTTTCTTTTTCGGGATTAGGGTAGTATACCTCAACCCATGATTTACACTCAGGACACTCTAAACAACTTAGTATTGTATAGTTATTATCCGTCAGTTCATCTGCGTCATGGTCTCCTACCCATCTTAACTCTGTATTACAGTGCCAACAATTCATATCACGCTGCCTCTATGTCTACAATTTCACACACACCTGCAGTACAGGCTAACTCACGCCCACCAGAAGTTGTATCTTCCTTTTCAAACTCCTGAAGCAATGACCAGTCTACACTACTTGGCATCTTTGTCAAGAACTCTTTGTATTCTTTTTCATTTATATCTTGATAAGGTGCTTGCTGATATGTGTGTTCACTGAATGGCAGGAAGCTGATACCTGATACCTCATCAAAGTGGTCATACACCCATGAGCCTACCTGCATCCACTCGTGTTCCTTCACAGAGATAGTCACACTAGGTTTGTGTTCACAAAAGTGACGCTGATAAGTAAGCCATAGTTCAAGCTGCTCAATAGCATTCATCTGTGTCCTAGTGACTGCACCTTGAGGTGACTTCATTGGGAAGCTGAATACTGTTGTGCTATCTGGCTTCATTACGTCTGCCTCTGCTGGTATACCCTGTGACATAAGGAACTGTGTGAGTGGGTCTTTGTTATCACCACGTACAGTACGTATGTAGAATGGGTTATGCCTTGCATGAATACCAGAGGCTGCATTAGTAAGCTGCGACACTGTGCCACTAGGCTTTACACAAGTAACTGCAGTAGACTGTGGAATACCAAGCTGCTTTGCTACTGCTGCGTTAGTCTGCACTGCAGTATCCTTTAGCAACTCAAGCACCGTAGCAAGTTTATCACCTGCCGTAGCTGTTAGATGATTGTCCATGATACCTGTTAATGATACACCAAGTAGTCTTTCTTCCTCTGTGTTATCTTTCCATATCTTACGTAAGTATTTGAAGTTAGTTAGTGTAGCTTGGAATGTACCCAATATGGTAGCTAGTCGTACCTTTTCCTTGAGTGTATCAGGAGTATCACTCTCACGCACTACTACCTCTGACAAATTACAGAACTGGTATGGGCGTAAGATTATCTCACTGCAAGGGTTGCAACCGAAGTCGTGGTCTGTCTCACGTCTGCCATTCTTAGCTGCTTGCTTGATAGCTGACTGCCTGTTGAAGATACCACGTTCCCCTGACTTACTGTCGTACAATGACAGCCATTCACGCATGAACGTACCCATCTCAGGTTTTACCTTGTATGCTACAGAGTTGTTAGCCAACGCACGTTGTCCTTCATACTCCCACCACTTACCTGACTTAGCGTGAGCCATCTGGTCATCGTTAAGATTAGATAAGCTAATGAGTGCCGACCTACGTACTCCACCTACAACTACCACCTCACCAATCTTACACATGATGTCGTGACACTCGATTGGATAGAGCCTACGACCTGCTGCACCCTTGAACTTCTGTACAACAAACTCAAACAACTCAACCAGTGGCTGTGGACCTGATGCCCTGCCACCAAATGTCTTGAGCCTAGCACCTGCAGGACGTACTTCTGATACATCCCATGCTGGTATCTGGCCTATGTATAGCATAGCAATAAGTTCTTTCAGTGACTTTGCCCAGCCGGGTCTGCTATCACCAACCTTAATAATAGTATCTGTACGATGGAAGTCTTCCGCTACGGTGGGTAGCTTGTCTATACAGTGGCGTTCAACGCTAAAGCCTACCCCTGTACCACACATGAGTATATACATGGTCTCATCGAAAGCACGAGGGCTATCTACAGGCACGTATGAACAGTTATATCCACCTACATGACAGCGATCAAGTGCGGGGCCACTTGTCATCAATGCTCTCATGCTGGGCATGACACTCTGGTTTAGTACAGCCTCTTCTAACTCACCTCTCAGTGAATCAGATAGCTTATAGTTGTGACTATCACGTAAATGCCTAGCCATATAATCAAAGTATCTAGCGACAGTTTCACTCCATGTCTCCCTTCTTTGCTCATCTTCTTTCCAACGGGCGTACCGTGAAAGAGCGATGAAGTTTTGGTAGTCTGTAGGTAATTGATTGCTTATCATCTCTTTACTCCGTTATCGTTTTAATGTGTTTAATATCAGCACCCTCTATATCATAGAAGTATTCTTGAATGCTGTCCTCTAATTCATCACCAACACGTCCATCTGCTGGTATTCTTCCTCATCAATATCAATTGTAATGAACATCTTAACTTTCATCACTTGCCATTACCTCTTCTATCAACTTGTCCAAGTACCACTTGGCTTTCTGCAAATCCTCTAATGGCTTATCCTTATAATCAAAACGCCATAGGTATTTCATTACGTTACCCTGTAGGTAATACTTAAATCCTTTGTCTGTTGCAGCAGAGATTGCGTGTATGCACTCTATACCTGTCTGGTTGTAGTGAGGTGGACTGTTTACCATGTCTATAACCTTTCCACTATATGCCTCTTTACCTGCCTGTTCTTTTTCTTCCATCAACTTCATGTACTGTTCGTGTCTATTCATGCTGAACCCCCTGTCTTTGTGTTAAAGTTTAGGTGTACTACGTTACCATCGTAGGTCTTTTCCACACCCGCTTCTTCCTCTAGTTCTACATCAATTTCCATCTCTTTGTCAATAATATTCGTAACATACTCATGTACTACATCACGTAAATCTGTTACCTCTTCCATAACGGGTACAGAAGCACACATCATCTTGGTAAAGTGCATGACCTTATTATAGTCGTCATCGTACATTGGGTTGTTGGGCATAGCCATTATGGATATGTCCACTTCTCCTGTCCAAGCCCCATCGTCATCTGCAAAGGGTCTTACTCGTATCAGGAAATCTTCTTCACTTATTTCTTCCATTAGTTTCTCTATCATTTTCATAGTCATCTCCTTTTCACTTTCGTACCCCCAAACTTAATAAACTTTGGGTGTTTGTTTTTTCCTTTCTCCTTCAACCAATCTTCAGGGATAACCCTGTCATAATATCTGAAGCCATGTTTGATACACCATTCACCGTATGTAGACTTAGCACCCTTACGCAGTTTACGTCTGCTGTTTTCAAACACAAAACGTATATCTAATTTAGGATGCTGCTTCTTTACAGCAATATGCTTACGCCTATCTGCTGCAGTAAACATACCCTTTGTTTCGATTATGATGCCGTTGGACAGCACGAAGTCTGGTGTGTATGTTCTGTATGCTAAGTCTTCCCACTCAATCTTCAGACCCTCGTACAAGAACTTTATCTTTAGTTCTTTTAAATACTCAGATACTTTGAGTTCAAGACCGCTACGATAACCATACTTTCGTGCTGCCCTAAATTGTTTTGCGTTAGGCAATGACTTCACCAATATAACTTGTAATTGGGGGATTCTTAGCCTGTGATTTTACAGCAGGTCTTTCGACCAGAGTAGGCCAACAGTTAAAACGATAAGAGCAAAACTTGCACCCATCGTTAAGAACTTTATTACCCGTCTCCTGTCCTCTAAACTTTTCTGGTACTGGTTGAAAGGCTCTTTCAAATTTATTCTCCTTTACTGTTTGTACTGTGGTAGCAATCTTTTCTACCTCTTGTTGTTCATCCAAGCCTGTGGCTGGCACGTACTTAAACTGTCCGTTGGATTTGTTTACAACCCACCAGCCACCTGCTTTCTTGCCTGATGCTCTAGCGTATCCAGCTAACTGTGCGACATAACCGAAGCCATCACCGCTGGCAAGACTGTCATAGGACTCAAATTTATTTCGGTATGACCAGTCTGAAGCTGATTTAATATCATCAACTGCGTCATTAATGATAATGTCATAAGAGCCAGAAACGCTATCGTCACCAAGGTCAAGAGTAACTTTATCCGTGTCTTCATATTGTACTCCTGCTTCTGTCAAGATACCCTTGAATACAGCCTCTACTATATCACCTAGCATCATGTTCATTACAAATGTGGTAGGAAAGGGCAACGCAACTTCAGGTTTATTCTTTTGATACCATAGCTGGCAGGAAGGTCTGCCAACATTAGACATACGTAGAGTAAACTCATCCCTCTTGTTGCCCCCACCGAACTGGCGTTTCAAAGCTGCGGTTATATCATCAGCTACACGTTTGATTGTGTCATCTGATATAGTTGTATCACCTTTAGTTGCTTTGTCCATGTACTGGTGCAACGCCAATTCAGCAGGGTGGTTCATTATGCTACCTCTTCTTCTAGTTCTATATCAATCATGCCATCTGTAATTGCAGCATCATCCTCATCATCGTGAGGGGATGCTTTCTCCGCATAAGCATTAATGATATACTCGTTATAGTTAGATACCCAAGACATGAAGTCAGAAAACTTATCCTGATCTTCTTGCGTAACCTCTACTGAGTTGGTCACATCAAGGGACACCATCGGAAGGAAAAAACTATTTCCGTTAGGAAGTTTACGCTCATCCGTATTCGCAGTAATGATATGCTGAACAGGAAGACGCTTCATCTTATTCAGTTTAGCAAACACATTACCTACCTCTTTAAACGCATCACGGTTTTCAATCTCCCATATGAACGCTGTCTCAGGGACATTAACCTCATTACCATTACTATCAGTAGCACCGATAAGTTCAACGGTTCCTAATACAACACGCACTCGCTTAATCTGCCTGATTAGTTCCTGCGTATTCTTAGGTAGACCCTGAAAGTCTTGGATGTAACCAGCAGGTTTACCACAGTTAAACCCACCATCGTTATCTTTCAAGTCTATCGTAAGCGTATCAGCCATGACAGTCTTGACGTAACGATTAGGCACGTTACCAGCACCCTTCACAAAACGCTTATACATAAAGCGTTGCATATATGGGCGTACCTTCACAGAGGAAGCATAATAGGTTTCTCCATCAGGAATCTCCATCTTATACTGACCTGCCTTTACCAACACCTTATCATCACCCAAGATAGGTGAGTGTTGGATTCGCAGACGGGCAAGCGTACTTGCCTTTTGTTTATTACCGCCTTCATTTGCTATGCCCATAGCCTTTGCCATAGCTGCATAGTTATTCGTATCAATCGTTGTTAATTCGGACATATATTTAACTCCTTTTTTCTAGTTAGACGCATAGTTATATCAGATAACATCTTTCGTGTCAAGCCAGTTTGGACCTATTTTTGCTTCTAAAAGTAGAGGCACATTAAATACCAAACCCCATCGTGTAGTGATAAGATTCGGTAGGTCTTCATTGGTTTGGTTTATTACTTCTAATACTTTCCTTTCTTCATTAGGGTGGACATCAATAACAATACTGTCATGCACTGTGTTTACTATACATGACTGCATACCTTTTAGCAACCCATCAATATGTAATAATGCAATGGGAACTATATCTGCCGTAGCAAAAGATTGTACGGGATAATTCTTTATCTGTGTAAAGTGAGACACACGCCCCGTTACCTTACGTACTACATCAGGAAAGGCAAACTCTCTACCACTAGGCGTAGTAATCTTCCTTGTGGTTACAGCTTCTTTAGCCAGTCTGGTGTGCCAAGCTGCGACTCCTTTGTACTTTTCGGTGAAGTGGGTGTAGTATTCTGCTTCTGCTTTACTTCTTCCATATCCCGTTGCCCCGTAAAGGGGCGCAAATGTGTGTGCTTTTGCATCCTGTCTATTCGTAGGCTGACCAGCTTCACTAATAACTTTAGCGGTGTATGAGTGTACATCAAATCCAGTAGAAACTTCTTCAATAGCAACTCCATCTTGTGATAGGTAGGCAGCAGTACGGAACTCAAGCTGCGCAAAGTCAGCTTCCATAATCTTGCCGCCATCAAATCGTGACACAAATACTTTCTTCACAGGAAACGTGCCGCCACGTGGCATGTTCTGCATATTAGGATCAGCACCAGAGAACCTACCCGTAGCTGTGCGATGCTGCAGCAGCCTTACATGTAGCTTACCATCCTGCTTGGTATGTGTCTCAATACCATCAACAAAGGATGATAGGTACGTATCCACGGCAGACAACCTGCGTACCTTAGATAGAAAGTCTACTGCATCAGCCATACCACGCTGCCTAGCAGCAGCCTCTAGTATCTCTAGGTTCTGCTTACTGGTGGTAAACCCATTAGCACTGGCCCATTTGGGTGCGGGTGGCTTAAACTTTAGTCCAGCCAAGTCTTTGCTAGATATATAATGATAACCAAGCCCATCACATGATGTACATTTATTTGTGTTAGCAAAAGGTGTTCCATCTTTCTTTACCTTTCTTACTTTACCAGAGCCATAGCAGGTCTTACACTGCTGTGCTTTTGTTTTGTAGATACGTTGTGTACCTGCATTAATAAGATCACGGAACTCATCCGCATCCATATAAGGGCTGATAGCGTTGCCCCAATACTGCTTGTCCAATACCTTGCGACTATAGATAACCCAAGACAATTGCTCTGGGCTGTTGAGATTGATAGGTGTATCACCCATGAGGTCATGCACATGGGATTGTAAGTCAGCTTGTAGCTGTAGCTTCTCTTGCTCAAACTCTTCTCGTACCTCTGTCAGCTTGGACAAGTCAACGGTAAACCCCCGCTGATAGATACGGGACAGACATACAGCAACTTGATTTGTTAAGTCTACTGTACCCATCAAGCCACTATCCTCTGGCGTATTTAATCTGTACATTAGCCTATCTGCAAGCTGCTGTGTAGCATGAAGGTCAGCAGATAAATACTCTGCCAACTCATCAATAGGAATGTCTCGTGTACTATAGCCCTTCTGGAAGTATTCCTTCAGGGTATCCTGCTTCTTGGTATCCAACTCGTATCGTTCAGCACAAGCCTCAAGCGATAGAGGTTCTTTAATACCACGTTGTAGTACATACTCAACGAGCATAGTATCAAACACAGGCCCATCATACTTAAAGCCTGACTCCCACAGCCACAACAAATCGTGCGCTGCGTTATGACAGATAAGCACAGTAGCTTCATCAAGAAACCATTGCACACGGTCACTATAATCACGCCTACTTAGATGCTCGTCATGGTCAAACGGGAAATGCTGTTCCACACCTTGGTCAGTCAGTATACCCACCATAGTCAGTGAGTTCTCTGGCTCAAAGGGGTCAAGGTGCATCTTACCACCACGCTTGGTGACAGTGTTCTCTACATCAAGTGTTAGCTTCATCCTGAATACCTCGCTGTCAAATAGTCTAGTTCACAGTTCACCATACCGTGCCACCCGTTAAGTTTGTTCTTAACAATATTAACATGGCGTAGTGGACTGTCTTCATCCTGTCCCTCTACAGTAGCAGCTTTACCAATGAGTAACATCAGGTCTGCCTCTGCAGCTTTACCTGTACGTGAACCTTCCATCATAGACTGGTTCAGTGTTGTCCTACCCTCTGCCTCTGCTGATAGCTGTGACATATAGAACACAGCACAGTCGTAGGTCTTGGCAATCTGTCTTGCGTATATAGCACAAGCCTTGAGTGCTTCATCCTGTCTAGCAAAGGAACCTTCAACACCAAACTTATCACCCATATCAAGCACCAGAATATCAGGGCTGTATGATTTGCATATGGATTCAACCCATGCCATGTCACGTCCCCCTGCTTCTTTAATCTTGATATTGTCATACACTGGCTTGTACATAGCTTGTGCCTTGCCCATGTTATCTCGTACCTCACGTGCCGACATACCAGATGCGGCTGTCAGGTATCTTGCACCCACTCTGTGAGCACCCTCTTCATTACATAACACAATGCAACTTGCACCCTGTCGTGCAAATCCATTTGGACCTGCTATAATACTGGCATGAAAAGATGTTTTACCTGTATTGGGTCTCGCACCAATCTCAATCAAGTGACCTGCATTAACACCCTCAACTTTACGACAGAGTGTGGGTATATTAAATGTCCACTGTGATTCCAAATCATTCTTATTGAGTAATGTTTCAATATCAATATCATCCCACTCAATGTTAAGATTAGGTGTAAAGTCATCACCATAACTCTCAATAATGTTACGTAGTGGTTCAAGATTATTCTGTACACCATTTACATAATCAAATCCAATGTTAGCAATGTCCTCTCCAATAACCTGTTGAAACAGTTTAGATAACACATCTTGTGCTATGTCACTGCCCATAGGCTGTTCCTTCTTGACCTGTGCAAACAGACTACTGTAAGCACCCTTTTGTGCAGTGGTCATTGTGGGATTACCAGATACAAACAGAGCCTCTATCTCGTCTGGTGTTACACTACGTTCATACTGTTGCATAGCTTTATCTATAGCTTGCT